GAGGTCGGCAACGAGGCTGGCGAGACCGTCCAGTTCGAGATGACCTGCGACGCGGTGATCGGCCTCCAGCAGCGCCTCACGCTCTGGCTCCTCGCCACGCAGCGCTGAGCGCCCCCAGGCACGCCAAACGACGCCCGCCCCGGCACGTAAGCCGAGGCGGGCGTCTTGCTGTGCGCAGCGGGCCGCTCAGGCCTTCGGCAGGACGTAGCCGGCGGGCAGCTTCGGGTACACCGCCGGCCGTAGGCCGAGCATGACGACGCGGGCCAGCCAGCGCAGCGCGCGGCCGATCAGCGTGGTGTCCTTGCGGCGCTCGGCCCACTGCACGGCGCCGACGACCGCCGCCATGACGGCGGCCGCGGCGGCGGCGTCGACCCAGGCGGGCTCGTGGTCGGGGAGCTGGAGGCCGAAGTGCGCGAGCACCCAGGCGGCGAGCCAGGCCCAGGCGGCCTGGAGTGCGGCGCGGAGCGCGCCGTTGAGCCATGCGGGCATTGCCCCTCCTCAGGGGTTACAGGCCCTTGTGGGCCAGCCACGTGCGCCCGGCGTGGGCGACGCGGGCGTTGTCGAGGACGTGCGGGTGGTGCACCCAGTCGTTGTGGTGGAACGCGACCGCCAGGGCGGCATCGGCCGGGTCGGCGGGCGCCGGGGCGGGCGGCGTCGGCGTGGGCGCCGGCTGGGTCAGCGGCGTGAAGATCGTGACGTCGCCCTGCTCGGCGAGCAGACGGCCGAAGTCGTCGAACGACATGTAGAAGCGGCCACCGACGCCCCAGCCCGTGCCCCAACTGTTCGTGAACCAGACCCGGCCCTGCTCGGCGTCGATCTCGTCGGCGACGAACTCGTGGCCGCCGGCCAGGGCGCCGAGCGGATGCACGCGGCCGTCCGGGTCTGGGTTGAACATGGTCTGGTACCAGTTGACCCCGGTGATGAACGGAGTCACGCCGAGCGCCTTCAGGGCGTCGTCCAGGCTGAACGTGTGCTGGTAGCCGGAGATCTCGCCGGCACGCTGGAGCACCTTGGCGATGGTCAAGCCGTCGCACCCGGTGTCGTCCGGCGGGTACTGGCCCGGGTAGTCGTCGGCCGCCGTGGCGTCGCTGTACAGCTGCACGGCGCCGGCCTCGTTCTCGGCGTAGACCGCGACGCCCGCCGGCGGCCGGTTGGAGAAGAACGGCTCCGTCCCCAGGCAGCCAATGCCCGCGTTGCCCGTGCAGCTGCCCAGCTGGCCCTGGTCGAGGACCGGGATGCGCCGCTGGTGCTTGGCGCTGACGATCGACAGCCCGGCCGTGTCGAACGCGTAGCGCCGGCTCTCGCTGTCGTGGTGGACGTGGCGCTTGAGCCGCGGGTCGGTACTCGGGATGCGCTCGCGGATGATCGTCCTCATTGGCACTTCCTTTTGGCTGGTCAGGCGGTATCGTTCGAACGCATGAGCGAACGCATCCCGGACGGGTACAAGCCGCTTCCGGGCGGCGGAATGCAGCTGATCGATCCGACGGACTGCCCGGCGGGCCACCCGTTCCGGTGGGGCAAGCGCGGGCACGCGCCGTGCGCCGAGCACCGCGGCCACCCGGAGTGGGTGTGCGCGTGCGGGCAGGAGATCTACCGGGAGGCGGGGGCGTTCGTCGGCGCTCTGTCGTGCCGGTAGCTACGCCGGCGGCGGCGGCGGCTGCTGGTGGCTGCGGATGTGGTCTTCCAGTCGCAGCCCCAGCAGGTTGACCGCATCGCGGAGCGACCCGCCGCCGTTCGGGTGCAGCTCTTTCTCGATGTTGCCGAGCCGCTCCATAACCCCCGGCTCGGCCGAGCGGCCCGGTCGCGCCGCCTGGCCGTACCAGTCCTCACGGAACTCGTCGTTCTGCCGGGACAGCCGGCGCAGGGGCTTCCCGACGGCGCCGCCGACCGCGATCGCCGTCGCCACGACGCCGAGCGCCCCGCCGACGAGCCCGGTCATGTTCGCCAGGTCCATCAGCTGGCCGCCGGCGGCGCCGCCTCGAACCGCAGGGCGCCGAGCTGCGCCACCACCTGCACCGCCATCTGTGCGGCGATGTCCTCGCGGTCCGCGGCGCTCAGCACGACCGTGACCGGCGCGGTCAGCTTCGCCTCGAGCGCGTCCAGGCGCGCGGCGAGCGCGGCGAGCACGTCGGGCAGCTCGAGCAGTTTCCGCCCGGGCGAGTCGGCGGGCATGTCGGTGACGGGTCGCTGGCCCCAGCGGATCGCGCGGTCGACGGCCTCGTCGTGCTCGATCTCGCCCTCGGTCCGCGGGATCTTGTGGTCCGGCGTCTCGGTGCCCGGGATGGGCGTATTGATGTCGGTCATGCCAACTCCCCATTGTCCGTAGTCCGCGACCGTGGCCCGGTCGAGGTCGCTGTCAGCGCCGCCGACCGTGACGCCGTTGCTGTACTGCTGGATCTGCGCGCGGGCGTCCCAGTGGCCGCCGGACCAGGCGAACGTCTGCCAGCCCCAGCGGATGAGCCCGGCGTCGAACAGCCGGCTGATCGCCCAGAAGCCGCCGTAGGCGCCGGTGCGTGCCACCCCGATCACGGAGGCGACGCCGCGGAAGTAGCCGGCGACGGCGCCGAGCTTGGCGGCCGGGTCGGCGGAGCCCGGAGCGAAGTCCGGCACGTCGAAGTCGACGGAGAAGTAGATCGGCCGGTCCGCCGGCCCGCCGGCCGCCGCGTGCTGGGCGGCCGCGGCCTGCGCGTCGGCGACGCCCTGGGCGTAGCCGTTGCGGGCGGCGCCGCTCGCCGCCTCCCAGTTCGAGACGGTGGCGATGCCGGCCGCGTGCAGCTGCTGCGCCTCCGCCGCGGTGAGGTTCTTGCCGGGGTCGCGCGACAGGTAGCGGCAGGCGAACCGCTTCCCGGCCGCGACGAGCGCCGCCGGCACCGGGTGCGCCCACGCGTAGTCGATTCCCTCGATCATGCGGGCCTCCTTACGTCGTGCCGACCATGCGGACCGAGAACGTCGGCTGGTCGACGGCGGTCACCGCGGTCAGCAGCGCCCCGCCGCTGGTCTGGTTGACGACGACCTCGAAGTAGTCGCTCGAGCCGTTCGCCGTGGCGGTCATCGTCCGGGTCGGGAAGCGGGGCGTGGTGCCGCTGACCGCGCCGTAGTTGGTGCCGCCGCCGTTGAGGGTCGAGCCGTTCTTCCACAGCTCGCCGGTGCGGATGCCGGTCGCGTTGCTGGCCCAGCCGACGCCGCCGGACAGCTGGAACCGGCCGGCCGTCTGCGGCGTGTAGCGGCTGGTGTTCGTCACCGTCGAGTGGCCGTTGTCGGTGTCGATGTCCTCGGTGTCGAACAGCACCGCCGTCGGGACGCCGTTGGCCATGCTCTGCGCCGAGACCTGGCGCAGCTCGGCGACCGGCCAGCTGAGGAAGAAGTTCCCCGCATCCCGGACATTCGAGTTCATGTAGCTGGCGACGACGATCTCACCGGCCGTCCAGGTCCGGAAGCTCGGCAGCGTGGCCATCAGCGCACCACCGTGAACTCGGGCAGCGGCCGGAAGCGGCTCTCCCAGTCGAGGGGCAGCCAGCCGGGCGCGCCACGCAGCCGCGCCTCCCGCGTCACGCCGAGGCCCAGCCCGGGCACCTGAACGTGCAGTTCAGGCCACGGGTCGAGGCGCTGGGCAAACACCGGGCGACCGTCGACCTGCAGCGGGTTGCCGAACCCGTCCGTCTCGATCGTCCAGAGGTTCGGGTCGTTGAGGTCGTCGAGCGGCTGCACCCAGCGCACCTCGGCGCGCACGACCGGCCCCCAGAAGTCGTGCCGGTAGCACACCTCGTCGCCGACCGCCGGGGCCGGCGTGCGGTGCGGCGCCAGGCGCTCCCGGGCCCACGCCACCTCCCACGGCGCGTAGGGGATGAGCTTCGTGTCTTCCTCGCGCATCGGCGCCTCCATCAGAAGCCCAGGACCGTCGTGGAGTCGAGCTGGCCGTACGTGGCGTCGCCGAGGATCCACGGCTGGGCGATGTTGACCGGCGACAGCTCGACGGTGGTCGACCAGGTGCCGGCCTCGAAGTCGATGTCGTGGTGGTCGATGCTCTCGACGAAGAAGTCGCCGCTCATCGTGATGCCGGCGCCGGCGTTGGCCGCCTTCGGGCGCCGCTTCACGGTGACCCTGGTGCCGATCTCCAGCTGGAGCAGCATCGGCCAGAGGGTGCCGTCGCCGAACGGCAGGTTGCGCACGGCGGCCGGGTTGAAGGTCACCGACGCCACCCGCTGCGAGGGCGCCTTGCGGTTGGCGACCACCCAGGTCGCGGCGTCGTACACCTCGTTGGCGCTGGCCAGGTCGACGGTGCGGGTGAACGGCTTCTTGCCATACCGCTTCTGGCTCACGCCCGACGGGTCCTCGGCGTGGATCTTGACGCCGCCGGTCTGGGTCACGTCGGCGACGTTGAGCACCAGCGTCGGGTCGGTGTCGTATTGGATGTCGCCCTCGTACGGATACTCGCCGCCGGCGACGTTCTCCCCGAACGTGAAGGTCGACGCGGTCTTCAGGTAGCGGTCGAACCGGCCGGCGAAGGTGATCCCGTCCTGGCTCTCGTAGAGGTTCCCGAACTCGGTGTCGCCGACGTACTGGCAGGTGTCGAGGGCGCTGTCGCCCTCCTTCACCGACGCCGCGGTCAGCGTCGACGCGCCGGCCTGCAGGCTGGTCGGGCCCGTGTAGCCGGCGAGCCCGAGGTAGCGGGCGATCCGCGGCCCGGCGGTCTCGCCGGCGTAGCCGAGGAACGCGGCGGCCAGGTCGGCGACCTCGCCGGAGCTGAGCGCGCGGTTGTTCCAGTAGGCGATCCGGGAGGTCGTCTGGTCCTGGCCGGCCTGGTTGAAGGTGTAGGTGCAGGACCCGCCGACGTTCAGCGCGAGGACCTTCGAGGTGAGGCCGACCGGGAAGCCGCCGGCGCTGCTCGTCGAGATGAGCACGCCGTCGATCCAGAGCCGGGTGATGCAGTCGGGTGCGGCCATCGTCGAGGTGATCACGTACAGGTGGGGTTTGCCGTCGCCCCAGATGTCGGTCGAGCTCGGGCCGCCGACCCGCGGGGTGATGCTGCCGGCGCTGCCGGTCAGGCCCACCGGGGAGGTGTTGTTGTAGTCCGTGAACCGGACGAACTGCACGTTGGAGATGGCGTTCGCGGGGCGGGTCATGATGAACGCGCAGGACGCCGCCCAGGTGGTGTCGCTGCCGGACACGGCCGACGGGCCGACGAGCGTCGGGCCGGTGTAGCCGAGCTGCAGGCAGGTGAACGCCTTGTTGAGGAAGCCCTCGTCACCGGGGGTCGGGGCGGTGCGCACGCCGACGCCGCCGTTGTCGCCGGCGACGCCGGTGGCCGTGCCGGGGGCGAAGGTCGGGCCGGCGCCGACCGGCGAGTTGGTCTTGAGCAGCGGCGGGCCGTTGTTGCCGGACGTGTCGGCGAACACGGTGGCGCCGTTGGGTTCCTGGAGCGTCCAGTAGTTCGTCGGGACCTTGGCCCGGATGGCGCCGTCGATCTCGGTGTGCAGGTCGGCGTTGGCGACGATGCCGAGGGGGCCGACGCACGGCGTCGTGACCTGGCCGGTGAAGCCCTCGTCGTCCCACTGCTGGGTCCAGCGTTCGACGTACCCGCGGGTCCAGAAGTTTTTGATCATCGGCCCGGTGGTGGTGAACGCGCTGGCCGACGCGCCCGGCTCGTGCTGTAGCGCATCCAGGTTGATGGAGCCGCCGATCGCCGTGCCGACCGTCGACACCTGCACCGTGTGCGTCGGCTGGGTCGCCGTGAACGTCACGGTGAGCCGCACGTACGCGCTCGTCGTGGTGGTGCTCGAGCCGGTCGCCCCACCGACGACCTTGATCTGCTGCGTCGACGCCGACGTCTGCCGCAGGTACGCGCTGGCGGTGTACTGGCGGCCGGGGATGCACGGCACCACCCACGACAGACCCTGCACGACCGCGCTCGAGCCGACGCCGTACTGCACGCACTTCGTGCCCTGCTGCGGGTTGGTGGTGGAGATGACCGGGTTCTCGCCGCCGGACACCGGGGTGAGCCAGCTCGGCGCGGCCGCCGCGGCGGTGTAGGACTCGAACGACGCGTCGGTGCCGTTGTAGGCCAGGTTGAGCAGGTTGCCGGTGCCACCGTTCGGCCACATGCAGCGGGCCAGGATCGCCCGGTACGGCACCACGTTGGGGTAGTACGGCGAGCCGGTGTTGGCCGGGTTGAGGGCCTCGTCGATGTCGAGCCACGTCGCGTCGAGGTTGCCGGTCTGGTTGCGGTCCAGCTCGTACTGCCGGCCCCGCTTCGCGCTGTTGATCGTCTCGATGCGGCTGGTGAGGTCGGTCCAGGACGGGGTGGCCTGGACGTCGAACGGGTCGGCGTTGAACGCGACGCCGAGGAACACATCCGGCCGGTTGAGGGCCATCAGGACAAGCCCGTCCGGCCGGTCTGGGCCTTATACCGCTGGGCGTGCGGGATGAGCCGGGCGTGCAGCTCCTTGCCGTCGACGTACAGCTTGGCCATGAACACCCCGCCCTCGGCGTGCCTTGCCGTCGCGGGCGCTGGTGCCGCGCTCGAGCCGGCCGCGGCGCCGCGGTTGCCGGCGGCGATCATGTCGCGGGAGAGGACGTACTCGCCGCCGTGGGCGATGATCAGGCGGGGCGCGCCGGGCGGCCCGGGAATCCAGCCACCGGAGTCGAACGAGCCGGCGATGCCCGAGCCGGCGCCCTGGCCGGCCTCGGTCGGGTGGCCCTTGATCCAGTCCCAGGCGTCGCGGATCTTGCCGAATCCCGCCGCGACCTTGCTGAACACCGGTCCGAGGGTGTGATCCCACACCCACTGCAGCGCATCGCCGATGGCGTGCCAGATCTTCGACCACTCGTCCTGAAGCCAATGCGCGGCCTTCTGGACCGGCTGGATGCCGTACTTGTCGATGAAGTCGAATGTCGGCTTCAGGACGTTGTTCCAGGCCCAGGACGACACCGTCGTGATGAGGTTCCAGGATTTGCTCCAGGCGTCTTCGAGCCAGTGCAGCGCGGTCCGCAGATTGCTGATGCTCTGGTCGACGATGAACCTGAACACGGGCTGGATGACGTTATCCCACGCCCATTTCATCACCGTCGTGATGAGGTTCCAGGTCTTGTTCCAGGCGACCTCGAGCGCGTGCAGCACCGGCATGACGATGGTGTCGATATCGGCCTTGATCGCCGCGACGATCACCGACCAGAAGCCGTAGGAGAACTTCAGCACCCAGGAGATCCCGGCCCACAGGACGTTCCAGGCCTCGTGCAGCTTGTGCCACACGGCCAGGGTGGGCCGCACGAACGCCGCATCGAAGAAGTGCACAATCGGGTCGATGATCTTGGACTTGATCCAGCCGACGACGGCCAGAATCCCGTTCCAGGTCCAGTTCCAGGCATCGACCAGCCAATGCCACACGTCCAGGGAAATGCGCTTGATGAAGCCCCAGACGGCGCCCCAGTGCTTCACCAATTCGTAGATGCCGAATGCGAGCAGCGCGACCGCGGCGACAATGCCGAGCACAATCCAGGTGATCGGATTCGCGAGCATCGCAATGGTATTCGCGATCACGGCATACGTGAATGCCATCATCGCGGCCACGAGAATACCGCCGATGACGACCGCGGCGATTTTCACCGCCTCCGTATGTTTCGACAGCCACTCGGCGGACTTCTGGATGTACGGGATGAGGAAGTTGCCGACCGTGACCCCGATCGACTGCAGCTCGGCGCTGACCTGGTGCATCTGCTGGGAGAATTGCTTCTGCTGCTGCGCCCACGCCTCGTCGGCTGTCTTCGCGCGCGTCGCCTCCGTGCCGAGCTGGCCGTACTTACTCTTCAGCCGGTCGGACTCCTCGAGCAGCGTGAGGATCGCGCTCGAGGTGCGGCCGCCGCCGAACGCCTTTTCGACGATGGCGTTCTGCTCGACCGCGGTCTTCCCGGACTCCTCCAGGTGGGTCTTGAGGTCCATCACGGCGACGAGCAGGCCGTTGGGCTGGCGCATGTCCTGGGCCAGCTGCGTGGAGGAGAGCCCGATCTGGGAGAGGGCGACGGTCGCGGCGTGCGACGGCGCGGCCATCAGCGACACGGTCATCCGCAGCCGGGTGGCTGCCTCGTCCGCGCCCACCGAGTTGTCGGTGATGGTGGCGAGGGCGGCGCCGAAGTCGGTCATCCCGAGGCCGGCCGACTTGAAGCTGGGCAGCACGCCGGTGCCGATCGCGGAGGCGAGCTTGTCCATCTTCATGTCGCCCATGCCGACGATCGTGTTGAGGTAGTTCGTCGCGTCGGCGGCGTCGCGGATGTCCTTCAGGCCGACCGACATGGTGCCGGACATCGCGAAGGTCACGGTATCGAGGTCGGCCAGGCCCATCGCGGCCAACTTCGCGCTCGCGGTGAGGATGTCGAGGGCGGCCTTGCCACGGAACCCGGTGCTCTCGATGTGGTACAGGCCCTCGGCGAGCTTCTCCGGCCCGATGCCGACCGTAGGCGCCAGGTCGAGGACCTTCTGCTTGAGGCCTTCGACCTCGGACTGGGCGGCGCCGGCCTGGGTGTGGATGAGCTCCATCGCCTGGTCGAAGTTCGCCGCGAGGTGCACGGACTCGATCGCGGCGCCGGCGGCGGCCAGGGCGAGCGCGCCCATGGCGACCTTGCCGGCGCCGGCGAGCTTCTTGTTGGCCGCCTCGAAACCCTCGAGCTTCGCGGTGCTGGCGCCGAGCGCGGCGCTGAACTCGGCGGTGTCGGCGACGAGCCGCGCCACTACCGGGGGCAGGAAATCCACCAGGTCACCCCCTCAACGCCGCGGCCCAGGCCTCGCGATAGATCGCGCGGATCTTGTCCTTGACGTCGTCGAACGCCGGCAGCATGTACGGCCGGGCGGGCAGCACGGCGCCGCGGCCGGCGGTGCCGCCGAGCTCCTGGATCCGCCCGTACACGGCCGTCGGGCCGACGAGGCCCATCCAGCTCGTGGTGCCGGTCGGTGTCGGGCCCTCGACCTGGACGGACCGGCGCAGGGTGCCGGTGCGCAGGAACGGCGGCTCACCCGGCGGGCTCGCGGTGTACTCGACCTTCCGGAACCGGCCCTGGGCATCGCGGCCCTGCTCGCCCGCGGACGAGGTCTTGGAGAGCAGCTCTTTGGCGCGGCGCTCGATGGTGTGCAGCGCAAGGCCGGTAGCCCGGCCGGTCGCGGCCGCCTGCCGCTTCCGCATGGCGCTGAGCGCGCCGGCCAGCTCCTGGATGCCGGAGAGCACGACGTAGGCCACGGGCGGCCCCCTACGTCGTGCTCTTCTGCTTTTCCTGCTGGACCTCGTCGTGGATCGCGGCGACGGCCGGGAGCCGGTCCCTGTAGATCACGGGGAGCTCGTCGACGACCGACGGCGGCCAGTGCCACCGCTCTGCGAAGAAGAAGTAGTGCGCCGTCTCCTCGACGAGCCGGTCTTCGATGCTGATCGGCGCGCGGACGCCCTGATCTCCCGCCAGCAGGGCTTTCAGGCGCCGGCGGGCCGAGTAGGGGACCCGGGCTTGTTCGCCCCGTCGACGGTTGGCGGAGACGGGAAGATCATCTCGCGGGCTGGCTCGAGCTCGTCGGTGAGTCGGTCGTAGTCCGGGATCGTCAGCTCGCCGGTCGAGTCCGGGTCGTCGAGGGGCCGCCCGACGTTGGGCAGGTACGGGATGTGCCACTTCTCGACCATCATGATGATCAGGCCGTCGGTCATGTCGAGCGCGATGCCGCCCTTGCCGGACTGCATCCGCTCCAGGTTGAGCTGGTCCATGACCCGCTTGCGGTGCTTGGCCCGGATCTTGCGCGGGTCGGCAAGCTCCGCCCAGCCGCCGGAGGGCAGGTCGACCCGATTGACGGGCTCGCCCTCGACGGCCGGCGGTGCCTCCTCCGCCTGGCGGCGCTCGATGATGCCGCGCGCGTGCTGCACCGCGGCGGCCGGGTCGACGAACCCGGCGCCGGCATACTGCGTGCTGTCCATGTGGCGGGGCCTTTCGGTCAGTACGTCGCCGCGGCGACGTTGTTCTGCAGGGTCACCTTGACCGGGCTGTAGCCGGCCGACACGCCCGCGTTCGTGGTGTTCGAAACGGCCTTGAACGTGTCGTTGTACTGCACGAGCTCCGCGCCGCGGGCGATCTTCGCCGTGTCGAACGCGGCCGCCTGGACGTCGACGGTCAGGCCGAGCAGGGCCGCACCGGCGCCGCCGTTGGTGAGCGTCCACTGGAACTGCGGCTGCGAGTTGTTGAGCATCTGCAGCAGCGGGTTGGTCTCGGCGGCCGGGGCGGCGAAGTCGAGCTTCCCGGTGGCGGTGACGGCGCCGCGCTGGATGATGAACGGGTTTTGCGAGTTCTGGCCGGTGAAGATCGGCTTCAGCTTCCGCATGATCTTGATCTCCCACGAGCCGATCGTGGAGTCGAGGGTGCCGCCGGTGGCCGGGCCGCCGATGCCGAGCAGCGACCGCCACGACGCGACCGGCGCCGCGGTCGTCGGCGCCGACGTCGGGATCGCGCCGGCGATCGCCGACTTCCAGCCGTTGCCCTTGCCCTCGACCATGATGAGCTCGGACTCGGCGTTGCCCTTGAGCGTCAGCTCGGACAGGCAGCAGCCGGCCCACACCCGTGCCAGGTTCGTCGCCGGCGGGCCCTGCCAGTCGGTGATGGTGAGCGTGCCGGGCTGCGCGGTGCCGGAGTTCAGCGTGCTGAAGGCCTTCGAGAACGGGGCCTGGATCGGTGTGACCGCGACACCCGAGTTGTGGGTGGCCGCGAGGGTCCGACCGACGAGCGGGATCGTGAACGGGCCGGAGCCGGTCGGGGTGCCGGTGGTGAACACCTCGGAGTTGACGCCGGTGTCGATCTGGATCGTGGTGCCGTTCGGGATGGTCGCCACCGTGGACAGCGACGACGCACCCGACGACGCGGTCGAGGCGAGGGTCGTGGCGCCGGAGCCGGTCGGGGTGCCGGACTCGACCAGGTCGCCCAGGATGTTGTTCAGCCAGAAACCGAGGCCGTCGAGGAACGCCGGGCCGGAGAAGCTGAACTCCGAGAGCAGCACGCCCTGGACGAGGCCGTACTCCTCGACCATGGAGCCGCGCATCGCCTTGTCGACGAGCCACGTCGGCTTGTCCTCGGGGTCGAACTTCTCGACCGGCATCGTGTAGGTCATGGCCACGGGGGTGCCCGGCGTCGTCTCCTTGGCGACGCCGATGAACTGCTTATCCGCTGGCCAAGTAGTCGGACCGGGCATGGGTCACGCTCCCGCGCTGTCGGTGGTGCTGTGGTTGTCGGGGTGGACGGTGGCCGGGCCGTCGCAGGGCTCCCAGCAACCGTCATAGGCGGGCGGAACGGCGAAGGTGTGGTTGCCGACGATGTCGCCGTCGACCACCATCTCGACCTCGGCGGTCCGGGTGTACTCGATGACGTCGCCGACCTGCACGGTCACCGGGATGTCCGCGTACGTACGCTCGGGGCCGCTGTAGCGCCAGAAGCGCGGCCCGGGCGGCGCCTCGAGCGTGGCGGGCAGCTCCTCGGCCGGCGCCTGGTCGGCGTCGGCGGGTGGGGTGGTCTTGGCCATGGTTCTCCTATCCGAAGTCGACCGCGTGGGCCTCGAAAAAGACCTCGAGCTTGCCCTTGGTGACGTTGTCCTCGGTGCTGCACTCGGTCTTCACCGAACGGATGTCCGGGCCGCCGCCCCACTGGTCGGCCTCGCCGATGTGGAACTGGCCGACCTCCAGGCCGCCGGTGCCGCACGTCGGGTCCGCTTCGAGCAGCGCCACGATCGCGGCGTCGATCGTGTCGAGGTAGTCGTTGCACTCCTCGGCGTACGGGGCCTCGGAGAACACGAAGACGTGCAGCTCGACCTTCACGGCCACGTGCTTGCGGCCCTGCACGGCCGGGACGGTGAGCCGCCGGCGGCGCTTCTCAGAGGTCCAGACGGCCATCCACGCGCCGGTCTTGGCGCCGCTGCCCGCGCCGGCGAAGAAGTCGGCGTAGTCGAGGCGCTTCGCGAAGCCGCGGCGGACGAGGGCCAGGCCGGCGACGTTGGTCCCGCCGCCCGGCGCGGTGCGGTAGTCGTGGGTTGCGGCCTGGTAGCTGCCACCGAAGTAGCGGCCCAGGGCGTCGGCGACGGTAGCGAAGGTAGTCACCCCACTCGTGACGATCGTGGGCCCGGCGGCCGGCTGGCCGAGGGCGACGGGGACCGCGATGCCGGTCGGCGAGGCGCCCGGGATCGTGACGGTGGGCTGGCCGAGCGCGACCGGGACGGCGATACCCGCCGGGCTGACACCGGCGTCGGCGAGGGTGCTCGTGCTGTTGCCGTTGGTGCCGTCCCACGAGCCGCTCGGCGAGTCGCCGTCGAAGTAGGAGCCGACGGAGCTGGCCTGCTCGTACAGCAGGGCGGTGATGTGCGCGCCCTGGCCGCCGCCGAGGGAGGCGAAGTTGACGCCGTCGATGATCAGGTACACGCCGGTCGTGTTCGCCGGCGCCGTGGCGGTGAAGCCGACCCGGGCCCAGGTGTTCGCGGTGATCGAGCCGAGCGCGAACGTGTGGGAGAAGTCGTCGCCGCCGGCCGAGCGGGTGAACGCGACGTAGAACGTGCCGGAGCCGATGCCGGAGCCGTTGGGATGGATCTCGACGGAGATCGTGTAGTCCAGGCCGGGCGAGGCGGCGCCGGCCGCGACCTGGGCGAAGGTCCCGGAGGTGTACAGCGCGGCGGTGGTCCGCCCGGACGGCGCGCCAGAGACGCCGGTCGCCTGCGCCGGAGTGCTGCCGCCGCCCCAACCGGTGACGTTGTTCTTCAGCGCCGGGTTGGTGCTGAGATTGTGCCGCGGCACCCTGGGTCAGCCGATCTTGAAGATCTTGTTTGCGCCGTTGTCCCAGGTGATCGGGGTGCTGCCGGAGCCGGGCTGGATCGGCAGGCCGGTGCCGGTGTCGTACCAGGCAATGACCCGCTGCGCGGACTGGGCGACGTCGGCGCCGCCGGCCGCGCTCGAGGACTGGTAGAGCAGGATGCCGTGGTTGCTCCCGCTGGCCGTCGTGGTGGCCGAGGTGTCGGCCGCGTCGAACACCCCGCCGGTGACCGTCTTGGAGCCGAGCGCCGCGCTGGTGCCGTTGATGACGCCGCTGGCGCCGGTCACGTCGGAGACGAACTTGTGCGCCGAGTTGTACGTGTAGCCGCTGACGAACGAGGCCTTGATCGAGGCGACCGTGAGCGCGATCGTGCCGTCCTCGATGCCCTCGGCTGCCGCCGGGTACATGGTGTTCGTCATGGCCGCCCCCTGGTCATCGCACGGACGCGTAGCTGGCGAGGAGCCGCATGGCCTTGTCTTCCCACACCGACCCGGGGCGCATCGTCTTGCCGCCGGTCGTCGGCTTCATCCGCCCGGGCCATTGGTCCGACCGGGTCGTGCCTGGGCGCTGCAGCTGGTCGATCGTCTTGTACACGCAGGCCTGGATGACGTCGGCCGGCATCGCCGAGATGCCCGCCCCGGCCGCGTGCGTGTTCACGAGTGGCGTGGTGAGCGGCACGGCCGCGGCGCCGGTGACGTAGCTCTGGGCGACCGTCACGACCTCTTCCTTGCCGGGGTCCCAGATCCGCAGCGTGTCACCGGCCATGATGCCGGTGACGTCGACCGGCGTAACCGAGGTGGCGCCGCTGTTGGCCTGCACGCTGAGCGTGCTGTTGTGGTGAGCGGCCAGGTACGTCCACCTGGTGTACAGCTCGCTCGACACGCCCGGGGGTGAGAACTGCAGCGTGCTGAACCCTGGGCTGAGCGGGCCGAACGGCATGACGATCTGCTCGTCGTTCTCGATCCACTGCCCGGTGAGATCAGTGACCGTGCGCAGGTTGGCGACGCCGGGCGAGTAGCCGTAGGCGAACGCGGTGACGAGCCGGACCGGGTTGTGCTGCGGGTGCCACTTCAGCAGGCCGTCGCGGTCGACGCGGAGGCGCTTCTGCTCGGTGTTGTAGTGCGCGTGTAGCGGCTGGTTGCAGACGTCGTTGGACGCCCACGCGGACGCGATGAGCAGCTGGTTGTACAGCTCGGCGTCCTGATCGGCGCCGGCGGTGTCGCCGGAGCGCAGGTTGCCGAGGTCGAGGTACGTCGGCGAGGCCTTGAAGGTGGCCGTCGTCAGGTACGGAACCGTCACAGGAACGTCCACGGCGGCCTCCCTTCGTCAGCTCGAGGCGTGGGTCTCGCCGTGCACGCACGCGGCGTGCGAGGCGTCGGCCGGCAGGTAGGGGAAGCACACCCACGGGGTGGGGCAGTGCCCGAGGTCGCCGAGCTGGAGGCCGGTGGGCGCCGCGTCCTCGTCCGGCTGCTCCGGCGCCGGGTCGGTCTTGGGCTCGTCGGTCTTCTTGACCATGTCGTCCGTCTTCTTCGTGGTCGTCATCAGGCTCTCCTCACCGCGGCTTGCATGGACTGGTGGGCGTCGTACGTCACCGCGCGGCCTGACGCGGGGATGTCGTACGTCACCGTGAGACCCGGCGTATTCAGGCGCGCCCAGCGCTCGTCAGCCGTCTCAGCGCGGTGACCGCAGCGGCTGCAGGTGCGCACGACCGGCCGGAAGCCGCAGCCGGGGCAGATGTAACCGCCGCGGGTCACACCGCCGATCGACGGGACGAATCCGCCCTCGCGCAGCAGCGCCTTCGCGTCGCGCGGGTGCATCTCGTACATGCCGCCGCCGGTGGCCTTGTAGCGGCGGCCAGTCACACCGTCGACCTCGGCGACCAGGCCGTCCGGTGCGGCGACCCGTACACGTTCCTCGAGCGCCATGGCGCCCACCTCCTGCTCGTGTGCTCCACGGGTTGTCTCTGGCCGGCCGCGCCGCGGAGCACGCACCACGGCCGGCCAGAGGGCTCTGTTACGGGTTGAGGCCGAGGATCAGGCCCGACCAGGCCGGGGCGTAGTGCACCAGCGTGCCGAACAGGTACGTCGACACGTCGTAGGTGAACTGGATGACCGGCCACTCGACGGACATGTAGTCCTGGACGTTGACGACCTCGGAGGTGGCATTGACCTCGGAGTCCGGCACCGGCAGGGTGCGGGAGCGCAGGAACGACACGCCGACCGGCATGTACGGGTGCACCTTGAGGTCGACCATCTTGCCGGTGGTCTGGTTGGAGATCGCGCCGATGACCGCGCCCACGGTGGCGCCGGGGTTGCCGTCGACGTTGGTGTCGGTGAGCGCGATCCGGTACGCCGTGGTGCTGGCCGTGGTCTTGAGCCACTGGCCGAGGGCGTTGCGGATCGAGCCGTCGATCCAGACCTCATCCGGGTCGGCCAGCAGCTTGTTGCCGTACTGGCCGCCGCCGCCCGGGTTGTTCGCGCCGCCGTACATGGCCAGGAACGCGTCCTGCCACGGCTGGTCGCCGACCGGCACGCCGGTACCGATGCGGCTGTTGACGCCGAAGGTGTTGGCGCCGATGACCGCGTTGGCGCCGGTCAGGTTGACCCGCTTGACGTAGCCGGACTGCGCCGGGTCGGCCTGCACCGTGAGGTAGCCGTCGTAGCCGTTGGCGTTCGCGGTCGAGTCGGCGCCCGGGATGGCCGCACCGCCGGCGACCGGAGGGGCGGACAGGGTGGCCACGTTGCCGGAGAACGAGAACTGGAACGTCTCGGAACCGCCGCCGCCGCCGGCCTGCGACACGTAGAGGTTGTAGCCGAGCGCGCCGGTGGGCTCGGTCGCCACGGTCACCGTGATGGTGCTAGTGGCGCCGGTGGTGACCTGGGCGACACGGTTCGACACGACCGTCTCGCCGCCGCCGGCGCGGGCCGTGACGGTGATCTGGTAGGTCCCCGCGGCGATGGTGCCGCCGGTGGTCGAGGTCGCACCGGAGATGACCGGGGCCGCGACCGCGCCGGCGTAGCCGTTACCACCGGTGCCGCGGCCGAACAGCAGCGCGCGCTCCTCGCCGCCGAACGTGGCCCAGAGCAGCGCGGTCTGGGACAGCTGGCGGATGTTCTCGAAGCCCTGGCCGGCGAACTGCGCCTTCCAGGTCACGCTGTCGGAGAGGCCCTGCTCCATGTAGGCGACGGTCTTCGAGTCCGACGCGTACGTGATCTTCGCGCCGCGGCGCAGGGAGATGGGCCCGAACGCGGTCGAGATCGACTCGGAGTTCATGAACGCCATCGCATCGGCGATGCCGCCCACGCCGGAGTTGGTCCAGCCGAGGATGCGCTTGAACTGCCGGCCGGTGCCCTGGCCCTTGTCGCGAGGGATGCTGTTGCGCAGCGGCGTCATGCGCGGCACGAGCAGCTTGGCCGGGGCCTCCAGGTCGTACGGCACGAGGCCGGCCGCGTTGGGGAAGGTCACCGACCAGTCCTTGCCGAGGTCGGCCAGGCTGGACTTGAGGGCCTCGAGCTCGCCCGCCATCGACGCCGCGGCGTCCGGGGACAGGCCCTTGGTGATGGTCTCGACGCGCTCGGCGATCCGCTGCGCGTCGGGCTTGGCGACGATGCCGGTCTTCGGCGCGAACGCCAGCTCCCCGCCCGCCGACTTGGCGTGCGAGTCGTTGAGGGCGCCCTTGTACTGCTCGAACCGCTGAGCCACCTCGACGCCGGACTGGGCGTCGGAGAACAGCTCGGACGGTGCGGGTGCGGTGCGTGCCATGGTCGTATGTCCGTTTCGGACGGCAGGGTCAGGCCTTGACCCGCGCGCGCTCCTGCGCGGCGAGGTCGAGGTAGCCCTGGGCGGCTGCGTGGTCGACGCCGCGCATCTCAGAGGCGCGGCGTTCGTACTCAGCTGCCTTGGCGAGCGCCGTGGAGCGCCCCTCTGCCGCGGCGATGCTCTGTACGGGTCGTGCGAGCACCGGACCACCAGGGATCGGCGTGGCCGTCACCTTCGCGAGCTGGGCCTCGAGCGCGCGGACGCGCCCCTCTGAAGCCTCGGTCGCCTCTGTGACCGCCTTCGTGATCATGGCGGTGATGGTGCTTTCGTCCGGCGTGTTGCCGGCAGTCTTGGTGTCGTCGGGCGTGACGGCCAGGTCGACGTCAACGGCGCCGGCGAGGTCGAGCGCATCGCTTGTGGCTTCGGACAGCTCCAGCTCACAGAACCATTCGAGGCTCGCGACGGCGTCGAGCAGGCAGGAGATCTGGTAGGCGTCGCAGACCTCGCCCTCGGCCAGGCTGGCGGCCTCGGACTCGATGAGCCGGGCGATGGCCGAGATGGCCGCGCGGGCGCTGGCGATGTCCGCGGCCGGCGCGGCCTTGTCGAGGGTGACGAGCTCGGGCACCAGCTTGCGGACCCGGCGTACCATGTCGGCGCCCTGGCGCTTCAGCCCGAGGTCGGCGGCGGGTGCGGCCGGGGCGTCGCCGGCCCCGCCAGGAAGCGGCACCACGGCGTCCGCGTCGCCGACCTCGGGGGTCTCGGGAGCCTCGACCGGCTGTAGCGTGCCGTCCTTGGCGGCCTTGCAGATGGCCATCTTGGCGGTGGGGTTGCAGGGCCGGTCGACGTAGGAGGTCTCGACGATCGCGCCGCCGACGATCCGCCCGGCCGGCGCAGTGGCGTCCTTGATGACCTTGGGGTTCTTGATGCCGATGCTGTAGCCCTTGAGCACGCCGGATTCGATCTTGGCGGCTGTGCCGGGGTCGATGCACTTCGACTTGAGCCACCAATCATCGCCGATGGCCTCGAGCTCCACGCCGACGCCGGCGGCGATCGGCTGGTGCATCTCCCGAACGTTCCCCCACTCCATCCACGCCGGCATGGCGGACTTCAGCCACGTCGGGTCGCAAATCTGGCCGTCGAGGTCGAGGTCGGGCCCGGTGGCCTTGCCGTACACGAGCAGGTCGCCGTTGGCGTCACGCTCACTCTTGACGATCTCGGCCGCATAGGCGTACGTCACGGACATCGTTCACACTCCTAGCGGTCAGTCGGGTTGCTCGCGGGTGAGGACGTAGCCGTTGCCCCAGTCGCGCAGGATGGCCTTGGCACGTGGCATGCCGAACTGCTGGACCTTGGTCGCGCAGATCTCGAGGCCCCGGCCGGTCGTCGAGCTGAGCGTGCCGTCGTCGTTCAGGGTCACGACGTCGATGACCTGGCCGGGCTTGCCGCTGCGGTCGACGCGTACGACTTCGATGATCATGAGAAGATGTCCTCCGTGCCGGTGGCGTGCTCGGCAATGACCTCGAGCCGGGACATCATCGCGCGGTACCAGTCGAGCCGCCCCGCGTCCTCGAATGCCTGGCGCGCCTCGGCGAGGGTGTGCCGCAGGTACTGCACGTCGTGCGCGGTGAGCGGGTTGTCGATCCACTGCCCGTCCCGTGCGAACGGCTCGAGCCGCTCCGCCCGCCACGACGGCACCACGTCCGGCGCGGACCACGGTTGGAACGACATGGCGTGGTCGATGGGCCGGATCCGACCGGCCGGGTCGACGAACCAGTTGCCCTCGTTGCGGTCGTTGCCGCTGGTCAGCAGGTCGAACAGCCGCAACCGCGTGCCGCCCGGGCCCGCCAGGATCGCGGCGCCCTCATCGGGCAGATCCGCGGCCAGGGTGCCATCGACGAACGACATAAACAGTGTGTTGCCGTCAACGGCGACAACCGGTGTTTCGAACCCGAACGCGCGGCCGACGATCGCGGCCAGCTGCTCGGCGTCGCGCTGCTGCGGGATCTCCATGCCCTCGCCGAGGTCCTTGACGACCTTGCGGATGGCGATGCGGCCGTCCTGCAGCGTGATGCGGGTGACGATGCCCATCGTGCCGCCGAGCCGGCTGGACTCATCGACGATGCCGTCTTCGATCGCGGCGAGCAGCTCGGCGACCTCGGCCTCGAACTCGCCGAGCACATCCTCAACGTCGCCGGCCTCAGCCTCGGCCTCGAGCTCCTCGGCGCCAACCTCGCCGGCCAGGTCTTCCGCGCCCAGGCCCTCGACGTCGCCGAACGCGCCCGGCGGGAGCAGGTCGACGCCGCTGGCCGCCTCGACCTGGCTGCGGTCGGCGAGCGCCGGCGCGATGGCGCAGCGGCAATCCGGATGCCCGGGCGGCGCGTCGTCACCGGAGCTGAAGTAGGCGTCCAGCGGTACGGGGCCGTCGCCCTCGTTCTCGTTGCAGATCACACAGACCCGCTGGTCTTCGGCCGACATCCATTCTTTGGCCTCGATCTGGTTGTCCCGGTAACGGGCCAGGGAGGCGGCAGAGACGGCGCGGTTGGTCTCGGTGGTGGCGACCATGCGCGCATAGCGCGGGTCCTCGAGGACGCCACGCAGCTGCTTGGCCAGCTTGCTGGGCGACCAGCCCTCGGACAGCGAGCGGTGCAGCGCCTGGGCGAGGTCGTCGAGGCGGTGCGCGGCGATCGAGCTGATGTCCACGCCGGCGGCGTCGAGCAGGTCGATCAGGCCGCCGGCGCGGCCCTCGGCGTCGAGGATCAGCCGCGCCGCGCGAGCGTCGCCGGGGGTCCAGTCGCCCCAGTCCGGCGCGACCGTGTACTCGTGCGGGTCGGCGGCCTTGCGGGACAGCAGCAGGCCGGCCACCATTGCCGCTGCGGCCCGGTCGCCGATGAAGTACCCCTCGGTCCACAGCGGCTCGAGGACACGGCGCAGCGGCGTCTCCAGGTCGATGCCCTGGTGCTCGAGCCACGCCCGGGCGTCGGCGACACCGAGGTCAGTGGCCTCCGTCCGGCTGGCCAGCCAGGTACGCGCCAACGCCGTCGCGGAAGTCGGCCCAGTCAAAGCCCGGGACAGCGCGCGGCTCAACAAGGGGGCGTAGTGCTCCACCACGCTGAGGTCGTGTTCCCACCCGGGCCACTGGCGCCCCGGCGGGGCTGGCGCTTTTGGGCCAGCATCACCGGCGCCCTTGATCACGTAGTCGCAGCCCTCGACCGGCTGGAAGGGGTACACGTCGTCCTCGACGCAGTGCTCGAACACGAATGGGCGCCGCTCGACACCGGGCTTGCGCTTCGCCGACCAGCGCCGGTAGGCGGCGAGCTCGGCGGCCTTGGCCTTGTCGTCCGCCGGTACCGGCTTGGCCTGCGGCTTCCCGGTTTCGGCGCCGGAACTGTCCGCCGGCTTGTCCGCTCCGGGCTCCTCGATCTGCGGCTCGCCCGGCTGGCCGGTAACGGGCGGCGGCTTGGGCGGGTCGACCTCGACGCCGGGAGGCTCGAGCGCGGAGCTGCCTTCGAGGAAGATGACGCCGCGGCCGGTGATGATCATCGGCTTGTCGGCTTCCTCGAAGTCGTACCGCGGCAGGCCGAGGTCGTCGCGGCGCTCGTTGAGCGTCTTCACGCCGTACGCCTGGCGCTTGCCTTCGACGTCGTCGGCGCCCGGGTCGTCCTCTTCGTCCAGGCCGAGGAACTTGAACTCCAGCTCCCGCGGCATCGCGGCGTGGGTCCGCAGGATCGACGTCACCAGCGCCTGGACGTACTTGATGATGGGCCGGGTCTTGCGGGCCTGCACGTCGGCCTGGCCCTCGTGGTAGCCCTCACTGCCCAGGCCCTTGGCCTCGGTGAAGCCGAGCTCCGGCAGGGTCGTGTCGAAGTGCGCGGCGAGGAGCTTGATGAGGTGGAGGTCGTACTCCGGCTTGTACTTCTCGGCCATCGCGGTGAGCGACGCGCCGTCGATGGGCTCGACCCCGGGCGGCAGGAAGCGGACGCGCTGCCGGTCGGACTGCGAGCCGCTGACCGCGTCGTTGTACTCGCGCTCGTACTGCAGCAGCTGCTCCGGCGACCACATGCTGCCGGTGGCCGACGTCGGGTCGATCTTGAACAGACCGGCCACCGACGTGCCCTCGGTGTACTCGCTCTTCATCCAGCGGTGCCGCTTGAGGTACAGGTCCCCGTCGTCAAGGGCCTGCTCGACGGCGCTGTACCCGTACGGCGTCCACACACGGACGACCCGGCGGCTGTAAATCAGCTGGTCGGAGGCGTACGCGCCATCGATGACCTCGGCACCGCCCGGGCCTTCGGTGACGTCCGCGGTGAACTCGCCGCGCGGGAAGCCGTAGAGGATCTGCTGGAACGCCGGCGCGGGGGCGAGGGGGCGGCCGCCGCGCTCGTCGAGGAGCGGCTTGATCGTCGACCCGTCGAGGACTTCCAGGGACCAGAGGTCGCCGCCGTAGGTGCGCCGCGGGTAGATCGCGGCGGCGTCGAGGACGAACACCTCTTCGAGCAGCATGGACAGCCACTGCGCGAAGGTGTAGCCGTTGGCCCGGTCCGGCTGGTCGAGGAAGGCGGCGGCCCGGTCGATCTCCGGCGACAGCCGGTCGCGGAGCTTGCCCTCCAGGTCGGCGCGGCCGGTGCCGGGGCCCTCGTCGCGCTGGGCGGTCTCGATCGCGCCCTGCGAGATGACAATGTCCCAGTCCAGGCCGACCATGTGGTCTTTGCGGATCTCGATGCAGCGCCGGAACAGCGACACCCCGTCGGCGGCGTCGCGCAGCAGCTGCCAGGAATGCAGCCGGTTGGCGGTGCCGGTGAGGTTCCAGCTGACCGGGTACTCGTAGAGCCGCGGCGCTGGCCGGCCGGAGTCCGGGCGTACCGGGTCGAGCGGCGCCGGGTACAGCGGCATGCCGGGGCCGAACGGGGCGGTTGCCCACGCCGGCGGCCGCGGCAGGGGAGTGGCCGCGCCGGCGCCGAGCGCCTGGGCGTCGCGCATGGCGGCGACCTGCTGGCCGATGTCGTGGACGGCGCCGCGGACGTTGCCGAGGTCGGGGAGCGCCTTCTCGACGGCGCCAGCGAGGAGCCGGTCAACGACGCGGCGGAGTGGGTTGGCCACGGCGTATCACCTCCCCTTCCTGGCCGCCTGCGCGTACCGCTCGATCCAGCTGCCGAGGGAGTTGGGAGGCGCGTAGAACGCCAGCAGCAGCGCGTCGGCGTGGTCCGGTGACCGGCCGCCGGAGCGCTCCCGGATGTCGTCCTTGGACTCGACCCGGATGCGGCCCTTGGGGTCGATGTCGTACCGCGGCTCGACCAGCTCGGCGATCGTCCGGTCCGCGTTGGCCATCTTCGACAGGTCCCAGGCGCGCTGCTCGGAGGCGACCCGGCCGACCTCCCACCACAGCTCGGCGCGGAGGTTCGCGAACTTGCCCGGCTCGCGGGCGGCCTCGGCGACGTTGACCTCGACGATGGCCGCAGCATGCTCGCCGCGGCGGGCCCGGTTGCGCAGCTCGCCGCACAGGCCCCAGCCGATGCCGATCGAGTCGATCTTCACGGCGGTGGCGCCGGTCTCGACGATGGCGCGGATGACAAGCGGCGCCAGGTCTTCGGGCCGGTCGCTGTTCGATGTCCACTCGCGGCCGGCGACCATGCCGCGGCGCTCGCGGATGACGGTCAGGTCACCGCCGCCGCCGACGTCCACGCCGAGCTCCACCGGGAGCAGCTCTTCGGCCGCGCGGGGCACCTCGATGTCGAGGCGGCAGGTCTGCACGTCGCTGTAGCGGACGACGGCCATCGGGTCCTGGTCGGGGAACTCGCCGAGGACCTTGGAGATGTACAGCGGGTTGTCCTCGCCCCACTCGGCGGCCTTCTCCTCGACCCAGGCCCGGCTGATGAGGTACTCAGCGACCTCGGCCGGGATGTCCTCGCTGGTGAGGTTCGGCGACTCGAAGGCCGAGATTTTGATCTTGTGCCAGAGCGACTCCGGCCGGCAGACCTCACGGAAGTGCGTGCCCGGATTGTCGGGGTTGCCGATCGCGAGGATGCGGCACGACGGGTTCGTGGTGAGCGCGTCGGCAGCGACCCACAGCTGCTCCGGGATGCCGCACGCCTCGTCGAGGATGACGAGCACGTCGCCGTGGATGCCCTGGAACGCCGACTGGTCGGTGTCGGCCGGCTTACGACCGTAGCCGCGCAGCTCGCCCTCAAGGTGCCACTCGGTCTGGTTGACCCGGCCGGGCAGCTCGCCGGCCTTGTGCAGGACCCGGATGTACCGCCACAGGATGGCCCGCACCTGCGCATACGTGGGCGCCGTGGTGACCAGGAAGACCCGGTCCGCGGGGTGGGTGTCCATCCACCAGGACGCGACCACCGAGGCCACGTCGCTCTTGCCGACGCCGTGACAGCTCTGCACGGCCACACGGCGGTGGTCGCGGACCGCCTCCACGATCTCGCGCTGCTTCGACCACAGGAAGTGGTCGCAGCGCTCGCGGGCCCAGCCGACCGGGTCGAGGCGGTACTGCAGCGCCCGCCGGTACGCCGTGGCGCGGTCGAGCTCAGCCTTGCGTTCTAGCAGTTCCCTCAGGTGCTCCAGGCGCTGCAAGGTCAGCGCGGCCAAGCTCGGCGGTGAGGCGGGCAATCTCGGCGTCGACAGCGTCAAGGGTCAGCACCTCGATCCGCTTCGGAGCGTCGAGGCCCAGCAACTTGGCGCGCCGCTCCTGGATCTTGAGGATGTGGGCGATTGCCTGCAACACCGGACCGTCGTCGACGAGCGGCACGCCCTCGTGGAAGACGAGCTGGCCGTGGGAGACGGTGACGTGCTGCCGCTCCAGGACCTCAAGCGCCGCCTGCTCCAGCTGGTCGAGCTTCTCCAGTTCGAGGCGGAGCACCTCCGCCGCAGCCTCCTGCGGAATGGCGGCCAGGCCACGCTGCACAGCGCGGTAGGCGGCAGCCTTGTCGTAGAGGCCCAACTCGTCGGCGATCTGCTGGTACGACCTGCGGCGCGAGCGGAGGCGGCAGGCCTCGGCGTCGACCTCGGCCTGCTCCATGGTGCGGATGAACTGACCGTTCGGGCCGCGGGTGGTGGCCCGTGCCATCAGGCGCCGCCGGGCTGGATCACGTTGAGGTTGGCCGGCAGGTCGATGTCGACCGTCGCCAGCATGGTCAGCGTGACCTGGGTGATGCCGTTGGCCGGAATGTGCACCTTGACGTCGGTGACGGTGTTGTCCTGCACGCCGTCGATCTCGACCGTGGCTTTCCAGCCGTCCAGCCCGTCGTTGCGGATGCGGACGTGATGGACCTCGCCCGGTTCCAGGGTCTTCACCTACGTCCCTCCGGCCAGTAGCGCTCCGGCCCTCCGGCCATGAGGGCCTCGCGGAGCACGTCGAGGTCGAGGGTGCCGAGGACCGCGAGGGTGTGCTCCCGGCGCGCGGCGGCGGCCTGCTCGGCGACCTCGCCGGCGGACAGCATCGGGCCGTGCTGGTCGGTGTGCAGCCACTGGACGAGCTGCCCGTCAGCGTCGCGGCCGAGGTGCGGCGAGACGTTGCCGCGCGGCTGGCCCGGGCCCATGTCGGCATCGTGGTCGTGCGGATGCTCGGCGCGGAGGCAGAGGATGTCGCCGTGGCAGGCGCACTTGGCGCCGCACCGGGGCGCGTCGGATGCCATCTCCTGCTCGAGCTGCTCGATGAGCGCTGGCCGGCGGGGGGCGTCGGTGAGGTCCATGGCCATCACCTCCGGGGGCGGATCACAATCGTCGACGGCACCGTCACCGAGAGATCCTTGCCGCAACGTCTGCACGTCGCGTTGATGCCGTAGTACGGCGCTGGCCAGCCGCCCCAGGTCTGAGCGGCGGTGGGATCGCAGTCCTTGAATAGGCAGAGGAGCCGACCGAGCCAGTTGCTCATGCTGCCCTCGCTCGGATTTTGGGCGCGCTGAAGGTCGGTGCGGCCATTATGCGGTCCCACCTGGCATCTCGTCCACAAGGATCTCCAGTCGGGCGTGTCACAACCGTGCCCGGAATGCCGGAATCTGGTACACCATAATGCTCCTTATGGTGTGCGCTCGCGGAGCTCCGGGATGTCGCACTGGCAGCTGCAGCCCGGCCGCTCGCCCTTGCAGTGCAGCACCAGTGACAGCCGCGCGCGCTTCTCGATCCAGCGCCGCGCGTTCACCGCAGTGAGCGGCTTCTCGCCGGCCTCGACCCGGCGCCGGTCGTCCACCTGGGCCCGCTCCCGGTAGTCGGTCATGTTGTCGGCGCCGGCGGCGCACCAGTCGCAGATCATGCGGCCTCCCCCAGCTCGAGCAGCGCACCGAAGGGTGCCGACCAGCCGCACGCCCGGCAGTACACGGTCGCCGGCTCGTGCTGCTCCCGCGGCAGCACGAGGACCACGGCCGGCACCCAGAACGTGCCCTGACCGTTGGTGGAGCGTGGGGAGTCGAGGTCGTCGCGCTTCTCGAATGTCCGCTCCCAGCCGCACCCCGGGCAGTGGACGCCGCGGAGGTCGCGCTGCTCAGGCTGCTCGGCGACGATCTCCTCGATCTGCCGCACCCAGCGCCGCGCGCAGTGGGCGATCGCGTCGGCAACCCGCTCCTGAGCGGTGGTGGCGGCCTGAACGGCGACGGCCCGGAGCAGCTTGCCGAGCGGCGGGGTGGTCGGCTTGCCGGCGCGGGGGACGTCGTGGGCGGCGTACTGGCGCGCGTCGACGCCGAGGAGGTCGGCCCAGCTGTACGCGTCGTGCCGGATCTCGACGAGCAGGTCCCACGCCTGGCCGTTGAGCGGCATGGTGCCGGCGCCGCCGCCGGTGCCGCCGCGGCCGCCGGAGGACGCGTAGAGGCGCTCCTCGAGCTGCTGCAGCAGGCACGGCTGGTGGATGCGGACGCGGCCGTCGTCGGTGTCGACCCATTCCGCCTGAGTGCGGATAAGCTCGGCGACGGCGTCGACGGCGGGGTGGCGGGCCCGGCTCATCGAGATGGCCAACCTTCCTCCCGGGCCTCGTAGTCGCTGAGGCCGGATGCGAGCGCGGCCTCGTACCGCTCGAGTGCTGCGGCCTCGCTATCCGGAGTGGCGACTCCAGTTGCGTCCGCCACGGGTTGCGTCGGCGCGGGCAGCAGCTCCTCGAGCGTCGGCCCGTCGCACGGCGGGGGAGGCGTCCAGCCGGGCTGCTGAGTGATACAGCCATCCGCTTCTGTGTCCCACGGGGCGCCGCAGAGGCAGGACGGATCATCACCTTCCTCGAACATCGAATACGGGCCGGTGCGAACGCTGGCAGGGTCGAAAGCGTGCTCGGGAACGGTCGAGTCGTTGATCATGCGGAATCTCTCCAGGCGTAGGAGGGCGTGCCGGCCTCGGCCGTGATGGTGATGCCGTAGAGCTGGCGGGACATGCAGGCGACGAGCGCCGCGGTGGCCTCGTCAGCGTCGGCCTCGGGGACCATGGCCACGATCTCGTCGTGGACCGGCAGCACCACGCCGCCGCCCCAGCGGGTCTCGTCCCAGGCCAGGAGCGCATCCACGAGCAGTTCGCGCGCAGTGCCCTGGATGCAGTAGTTGGGCGCCTTGTGCGGGTATTCGCGCGGAAGGTGAATGATCCGCCCGGCGTAGGTCGGCATCTGGGTGGCGCCGCTGCGCACGGCCCGCTTGACGTCGTCGGCCCAGCGCACGTAATCGGGCGCGACCAGGCGGAGCGAGTCGACGATGGCGGCCATGACCGTCTCAGGCACGCCGACCTGGCGCGCGAGTGACGGCACGCTGCCGCCGTACGCCCAGCCGAACACGCCGCGCTTGGCGGTGTACCGGTCCGCCTTGGTCCAGCCGGGCCCGAAGGCCTGCTCGGCGACCATGGCGTGCAGGTCGGCACCGTCGGCCAGGATCTTGACCAGGTTGGGATCCTGGCTGAGCGCGGCCATGACGCGGATCTCGACACCGCTGAAGTCGGCCGAGACGAGGACGTGACCGGGGTCGGCGGTGATGCAGGCGCGCACGCCCCCCTGGCGCGGCAGCTGCTGCAGGTTGGGCCGGACGCACGACATCCGGCCGGTGTCGGTGCCCAGGGTGTAGATGGTGGGCCGGGCCCGGCCGTCGCCGCGCTCGCAGAGGACCCTGTAGGGCGCCAGGAACAGCCCCAGCACCGTTTCGTGGTGGCGGTAGTCCAGGACCGCGGAAATGAGCTCTCCGGCCTCTCCAGGGGTCGCGCGGAGGGCTTCCAGGACGCCGGCCGCCACGCTCGGCTGTCCGTCAGGGAACCTCGTCGAGGGCTGGGTCCGCGGCAGTGCCACGCCGAGGTCGGTGAGGCGCTGGGCCAGCTGGCGGTCACTGCCCGCGTCGGGCACGCCGAGGTCGGCCATGCGCGCCGCGGCGGCGGCCATGGCGGGCCGATGCTCGGCGGTGAGCTCCTGCACGCGGGCGTGGTCGATGCGCAGGCCGCGGTGGGTCACGCGGGCGGTGATGCGCTGCACGGCGCGCTCACGGGCCACGAGGTCGGGCGGTGGCTGGGGGAGGCGGGCGGCGAGCGCGGCGGTGTCGAGGACGTCGCTCGCGGCGTAGATCTCCATGGTGGCGCACGTCGGGTCGACCTGGGCCCAGCCGGACCGCTCGAGCGGCGTGGTCGCCTCGGTCTTCTCGAGCCACTTGTTGACCTTGAACATGGCGGCGCGGGCCCGGTCGGCGTCGAGGGCCACCGCGGCCGGGCCGAGGACGTTGGCGGCGAGGTGCTTGAGGTCGGGGTCGCTGCCTGTGCTCTGCGGGTCGGCGAGCTTGGCCGGGATGACCGTGTCGTGCATCCGCTCCCAGGCGGACTCGTCGGTCAGGCCGGCGTGCTCGAGGAGCACCAGGTCGGCGGTCGCCGAATGGGCGTGCAGGATCCGGGCGCCGGCGAGGGCGATCTTGGCCATCTCGGCGTAGTCCGGGTCGGCCGGGTCGAGGATCACGGCGGTGTGCTCGTCGCCGAGCTGGACGGTCCGCAGGACGTAGTCGGCGTGGCCGATCGGGTAGCCGGAGTGCTCGACGTCAACGGTCAGCGCGCCACCGGTTCGCTCGGCGGCAGCCAAGATCACTGCCACGGCGCCGGCCTGATCGACCGCCGTGATCACTCCGGCGCGGTCCACGGCCACCGGCAGGGGTGTCGACTCGCCCGCCGCGGCTCGCCGGGCCTCGGCCCGCTCCGCCTCCTTGAGCGCAGCCTTCGTGATCTTGGTCTTGGGGGCCTCGGTGGAGGGTTGAAGGGTTGAGGGGTTATTTCCCGGTCGGCTCTCCTGTGTGTGTGTGCGTGCGTGTACTGCGGTAGAGGGGAACGAACCCTTCAACCCTTCACCCAAAGTTGAAATTGTGGGGTTGACCTGGGGTTCTGCCGGTGAAGGGTTGCTGTTTGAACCCTTCACCAACCCTTCACCGGAAGGGGTAAACCCTTCACCGATGGGCGCATCGCGGCGAGCGGGCGAGCCCGCCGGTGAAGGGTTGGGGGGTTCCGGTGAAGGGTTGGCGTGAGCCGGTGAAGGGTTGGCCCCAGCCGTCGGCAACCATCCACCGCCGTACTGACGGAGCTTCAGCGGGCGCCGATTCCCGGCCTTGGTGTGCTGGACGCGGAACCCTCGGTTGTTGAGCTCGCGCCCCCACCGGGTCTCGCTGGGCGCCACCCACGAGGAAGGCTTGCCGACCCGGGCCCACACCACGAACGCCTCGTACAGGGTCCGGCTGCGCTCGCCGTACTCGTCCGGCTGCGTCTCCTCGTCGAGCCAGGTGGCGATCGGGTCCTGCTCGGCGGCGATCTCCTCGGCCCGGAACCGGTAGGCCTCCGGCGCGGCCGCGGTGTAGGCGCTGGCCGGGTCGGCGAGCCAGGCGGCGGCCTCGCGCATGAGCGTGGCCAGGACGCCCGGGGCCTCGGCGCGCCAGGCGCGGCCGCCGGTGTGCCCGATGGCGGCCCGGGCGGCGATGACCCGGTCCGGGTCGCCCTCGCACGGGATGAGCCGGACCCGGCTGCGCACCGCGGCGTCGGTCAGGATCGGCTCGTCGTTGGCGGTGAGCACCAGGGTGTGGCTGGGCGTGAACGTCACCGGGTTGGTGTTCATCTGGTTGCCGGTGAGGTCGCCGCCGCCGGTGAGTTGCTTCAGCCGCTCCTGGCCGAGCCGCCCTTCCCGCGGGCCCTCGTCGATGAACGACAGCCGGCGCCCCATGAGGGCGTAGATGATCGAGGCGTGCGCCTTGTCGACGCCGGTGAGCAGGCGGGGGTCGGCGGCGTGCGCGTACGTGCCGAGCACCGACATGATCAGGACGACCGCCTGGGTCTTGCCGCGGTCCTTCTCGCCGAGCATGATCGGCAGCACCTTGTCGCTGTAGCCGGTCACGGCCACGGACAGCACGCGCAGCGCCCACGCCCGCAGGTCCGGGTCGGGCCAGACGGCGGCCAGGAAGGCGTCCCAGAGCGGCGTCGGCCGCATGTCCGGGCGCACCGCGGCGCTGTGCAGGTGCGGCGTCGCTGGATCCACCCGGGCCAGGGTGGGTTCCTGCCGGCAGGCGCGCAGGTCGAACGGCAGGCCGCCGGCCCACAGCAGCCACGGCTCCCGGTCCAGCTGGCCGACCTTGAGCGCGTTGGGGTGTACACCGCCGGCGACCCGGTCGCGCATCTTGGCCGCGATGCCCCGCGACGGCCCCGAGGACATGAACCGCTTGCGGCGCTCGGCCTGCTCCTTGGCCTCGCTGCCCTTCTCCGCGTCCGGGTCGCCGTGTGGCATCCGGTCGGCGAGCAGCGCGACGGCCCAGGCGGCGAGGTCGCCGCGGGTCTCCCACACGTCGGGCCCGCGCAGCAGCCACACGCCGGCGTCGTAGCCGTAGCGCAGCACCGGCAGCGTGCGCTCGAGCACTGCGTCGGCCAGGGGCTGGTCAAGGCCGGCGCGCGGATTGAACTCGTGCGCGCCGATGATCTCGAACGGGTGCAGCTGCTGCATCGGCTCGATCGGGTCGAGCGGCACGCCGCCGACGTCCGCGGGCCGGTCGTCGACGGGCGCCGGCGCGGCGAGCGGCACCGTCCCGACGGCGAAGCAGGGGTCGCGGTCGACCTGGCGCGCGCCGACGACGGTCACGGCCTTGCGCGCCGAGGTGAGCAGCATCCGCTCGAACTCGTCGGCGCGGCCCTCGCCCGCGGTCAGGGTCTCCCACCGCACGCGCAGGCCTTCCAGGGCGCTGCCCGCGCCGGGGTGGCCGGCCGCGCCGAGCTGGACGAGGTGGTGCACCCGGCCCACGGCGGTGTCGTGCCGCGACCCGGACGACGCCGCCTCGATCTCGGCCACGGCCTTGCGGGTGGCGTCGGCGACCTCGGCGCATGGCTCGCGCCAGTCGGCCATGAGCACCGAGAGCAGCACCTGCCCGCTCGCGCGGTCGGCGGCGACGGGCCCGGCCTCGGTGGCGCCCTCACGCAGCCCGGCCACCCACGCCGCCGGCAGTTCGGGGAGTTCGTCCGGCTTCGGGACGCTGGCGGTGAGCGCGCCGGACGGGTCGTACCAGCAGTAGGGCGCGCCGACCTCGTGGTGCGGGCTGGGCGCGACGACGGCGTACCGGTGGTGCCGCTGGATGATCTCGATCGACTCGCCGAGCTTGGTGGCGTAGCGGCCGGGCGGCACGCGGTAGAAGCGGATGCCCGACGGCAGGTCGCGCGCGCTCGAGCGCCAGGTCGGGGGCAGCGGGCCCCAGAGGCGCTCGTGCTCGGCGAGGCTGTCGCCGCCGCGCTTGTCGACCTCGCCCTTGCGGTAGTGGTCCACGTCGATGCCGATCACGCCCTCGGGCATGCGCAGGGCGATCGAGTGCTCGGCGTGGCTGCCCACCCAGGCGATCAGGTCCTCGGCGGTGGTGTCGCGGCCGTCCGCGCCGGTGAAGCCGACCGGCGGCGGATGCTTCGCCGCGCCCGGCACCGGCAGGATGCACGGCCACCCGGCCAGGGCGTAGTCGGCGACGCCGTCAGCGAACGGACGCACGGGTACCCGCTTTCGGGAATCGGATGGGTTGGCCGCAGGCGAGGCAGCGGTGCCACGGCTCGGAGGCGATCGGGACCGGCTGACGGCAGCGCCGGTTCGGGCACGGGCACGTGAGCATCCACCCGAGTCCTTTGGCCCTCAGCTCGGTGTTGAGGTTCATCGCGCGGCCGCCTTGCTCAGCGGGTCGGGCAGGCCGTAGTCGCGGACCGCGCAGTACAGCGCGTGTCGGGCGGCGTCGCGGGCGTGCCGCATGCCCTTGGTCGGCTCGAGCAGACCGGCGACGTCGAGGCGCTCGTCGGTGGACCAGGGCTTCACGTCGGCTGCTGGCCGGGTCTGCACTCGGGTGTTTCCGAGCCGGGCCCACGCCTCGACCTCGCCGATCAGCGCTCGCGTGGCCAGCCCGGCTCCGGGCGTCGTGGAGCGGCCCGCGCGGAAGCTGGTGACGAACCGCTCGAGCGCGATCGTGTAGTGGCCGTCCTGCGTGATGCCGTCGAGCACGCACGTCAACAGATCCGGGGTCACCTGCAGCGCCTGGACGTCGATCAGTTGCGCCCCGCCGAGCCCCCCGACATTGCCGCGCTGCTCAACCTGGAGGCGGACCACGCCCGCGATCGGGCCGGGGTCGATTCCGATGATGTACATCTATGCCGCCTTCCGCAGCGAGGTGCCGCCGAGTAGCTGGGTGACGATCCGCGGGTCCTGGAGCAGGTCGGCGAGCTGGCCGGCCTTGTCGTGGAGCACGGCGCGGATGCGGGCGTCGATGGTCTTGGCGGCCACGATGTCGATGACCTCGATCGAGTCGTGGATCTCGGAGCCGATGCGATGGCAGCGGTCCTCGGCCTGCAGCGCCTCGACGAGGGACCAGGGGCGCTGGAGGAACACGACGGTTCGCGCGGCGGTGAGGGTGAGGCCGACCCCGCCGGCGCCGGTGGTGACGCAGAGCAGGCCGAGCTTGCCGCGCTGGAACGCCTCGACGGTGTCGGTCCGCTCCTTCATGGACTGGCCGCCGACGACGTACCCGACCTGGTGCCCGGCCTTCGCGGCGAGCTCGCCGGCCAGCACCGCCAGCTGGCGCGACGGGGTGAACGCCACCACCTGCTCACCCGGGCGCTCGTCGAGGACCTCCAGGAGCGCGTCGACCTTCCACGAGGGCGCCTTGAGCGTGACCCGCACGCTCTCCGTTTCCTCGCCGTCCGGGCCGGTCTCGCGCACGGTCTGCACGTCGGCGGCTGCGGAGGCGAGCTGCTGCAGCCGGGTCAGCTGGGCCAGGACCGACATCACCGACAGCTCGGTGCCGTCGGGCAGCTGGGCCAGCATCTGGTGCTCGAACTGGTCATAGGCGGCGCGGTACGCCGGAGGCAGGTCGACCTGGCGGACGCTGTACACCTTCGGCGGCAGCTGCTGCAGCACGTCCGCCTTGGCGACCCGGCGGTGCTGGCCGAGCAGGGTGGTGCGCATCTCGGCCTCGGTGGCCGCGTTCAGCCCGAGGACCTTCGAGGAGTAGTCGCCCTGCACGGTGAGGCAGTAGCGCGCCTTCCACCGCTCCCCGCTCGGCCACGCCAGGGGCGCCAGGGCCTCGAGCGTCGGCCAGAGGTCGCCGGGGTGGTGGGTAATCGGCGTCCCGGACAGCGCCACGAACTGCTCCGCGCGCTTCGCCAGGCGGCGGGCGGCGACCGACCGGGCCGAGTGCGCCGACTTGATCAGGTGGCACTCGTCGACGACCACCGTGCGCGCGGCGAGCCGGTCGAGCGGCCGGCCCTTCGCGGCGTCCATGCGCGCGGTGTCGTACGAGGTGACGAGGACGTGCGCCTGTGTACTGGCCGGCCGCGCGGCGAGCCGGCGGCGCTGCTCCGGGCTGCCCCGCCAGGCGTTGACCCGCCAGCCGGGCGCCCAGGTCTGCCACGCCTCGATCCACGGGTCCACGACGGACGCCGGGGCGATGACCACGACGGGCGCGACCTGGTGCCCGGCCGCGGCCCGCTCGAGCAGCCCGAGAATCGTGGTGATCGTCTTGCCGGTGCCGGGGTCGTCGAAGAGCAGCGCCCGGCCGAGCGCCCCGATCATGAGCGCGCCCTCGACCTGGTACGGCCGGGGTGTCAGGCCTTCGGGCAGCGGGAAGGACAGCGCGCCGCCGGCCGGCATCCGCCGAACCGTCTCCGCGCGCAGCCAATCGAGGAGCCGCGGCCCCGGCCGCCACATCGCGCCGAAGATGTGCGACAGCTGCACGATGGCGGCCCAGGTGGCCGGCAGGACGAGCGCGCCGGGCGGGTTGGACGGCTTCACGAGGGGCGTCAGGAGCTGGATCAGCTGGGCCATGCGCTCGATGGCGGCGTCGGGGCCGGTGCCGATCAGCACGATCTGGGCCCCGTCGGCGGTCAGCTCGCCGTGCAGCGCGGCGCCGTTCACACCAACCATGCCCGCTCCCAGCGGATGACAAGGAACGGCAGCGGGCACACATAGATGTAGTCCTCTGACACATAGGCACCGACCCATGCGTCACGCGGCTCGATGTAGACCAGGAGCCGTCCGCGGAACAGGTGAAGGCGTTTCATCTCTACCTCGCAGGTCGGGCGGCGGGATCTGGGAGAGTCACCGCCCGGCCCGGACGCCGGGGAAGTGGCGGCCGGGCCGGACAGTCACCCGCTCAGGCCGCGGCCTGCTGGCCGGTGAGCTTGGCGAAGAGCGCCGCCTGGTCCGGGCTGAAGCCGGCAGGGGCACCCGCGGTGGTAGCCGGAACGCTCACCGACTGAGGCGTGTACTGCGGCTGCGGCGCTGGGGCAGGCTGCGGGGGCGCCTGGGGCGGCATCGGCTGCGCGGGCGGCTGGGCGTAGTGCGCCGGCGCCGCGGCGTAGGTCGGGATCTGCTCCGGTCCGGCGGTGGGCGGGTAGCCCGGCGCGTACGTGGACGGTGCCGCGTACTGCGGCTGCGGTGCGACCTCGCCCGCACTGACCGGGGCGGCCGGGTTGTTGTACTGCTCGACCGGACCGCCCGGCATCTGGGCCGGAGCCGCGCCCTGCGGCCGCACGTACTCGACGCGGTACTGGTACGCCGGGCTCATGTTCGGCACCGGCCGCACGCCGGTGAGCGTCACGCGGATGAACGCCCCGGCCTCGGGTGCACCCGCCGGGGCGCCGGCCTCGGCCATGGCCCGGGCGAGCTCGTCGCGCGCCTGGCCCTTGACCCACCAGCCGGCGACGCCGTCGGGGAACTCCTGGCTGGGCTGGACCTGCATCGGCACGACCATGACGAACTTCGGCCGGCCGTCCTTGAAGGTCTGGACCCGGCCGGACTGGTCGGTCTGCGCGCGGATGTCCGCGTCGGTGACCGGCCGGGCCACGAAGCCCGCGTAGCTCTTGCCGATCTGCGGCTGGCGGTTGGCGTCCATGAACTTGAACGACGGGCCGCCGCCCCCGCTCGGCTGGCTGTAGTAGGAGTCCAGGCTGCCGGTCGGCAGCGGCGGGGCCGGTGGCGCGGGCGCGGCGTAGGGGTTGGGCGCGTACTGCGGCTGTGCATAACCCTGTGGATAAGCCGGGGGCTGCTGGGGGTACTGCGGCGCGGGCGCCATCGGGTAGGTGGGCTGCGGCGGGTACTGCGGGGCCGGTGCGGTCGGGTACTGGGGCATCGGCGGCGCGTACTGCTGCGGCGGGTAGTTCGGCTGCATCGCGTTCCTCTCAGGTCGTGGCGCCCGGGCATCCGGGGCCGTTGTCGCGCTTGGACTGGGGTCGGTAGAAGGGGCAGAAGAAGCACTCGTCGTCATCGGGTGCAGTGGGAATGTCAGTGATCAGTTGGCGTCCGCTGAGCACTTCTTCTGCCATTGCCTTTCGTCGATCGGTGAGGCGGAATACCTCGTCGATCAGCGCGTCGTCCTGCGGCCCCGTGGCCCGCTCCCAGACGTAGAGTCCGTCGAGGGAGGCGGCCGTGCGGGGGTAGGCGGCCAGCGCGACGCGCGTCACCGGCAGCCCAAGATTGCGGTAGCCCTTGCCGTAGAGCAGGAGCTGAATGACGTATTTGATCGGCGGCCCGCTCTTGCTCCGCACCTTCGCCATGCTGGATTCGCCAAGGCATTTGTGATCGACCACGGCAAATTCCTTGGCGTCGTACAGATCGGCGGTGCCGGAGTGGTCCGGGTGCGGCGTGACGCGCTGCTCCGCCAGCCATCGGGGGAAGTCGAGCCCGGCGTTGGCGGCGGTGAACGCGTCGGCCAGCCAGGCGTGCAGCGCGGTCCCGACGATCGACGGCCACGGGTCGACGACGTGGTTGGTGACCGGCAGGCCGGCCAGCTTCCCCACCACCTGCCGGTCGCACGGCACGCCCAGCTCCGACGGCCCCAGGTGCCGCTGCAGGTTGCGGGCGCTGCCGTTGGCCTGCTCGACGACGACCCGGCGGAGCTCGCCCGCGTACCGGCTCGCCCAGGGGGTGTTGCCCTCCAGGCGCGCCGGCGCCGCCGACATGAACTCGCTGACGGTGGTCATGGCGCCTACCGCCCGAATCGCGTGGGGACGGTGTCCGGCCGGCTCGCGGTGCCCACAGCGGCGAAGTGCCCGACCCGCGTACGTGCCCGGGGCACGGCAGCCAGCGCGGTCATGTGCGAGACGTAGGGCCCGAGCAGGTAGGCCACCCGGGCGCCGGAGCGGGCCGTGACGTAGAACCTTGCGCCAGGCCGCACCACGATCGCGGGAAGGGGCGCCTGCTTCCACTTGGCTCGCAGGTACCGCTTGGCGCCGTCGAGGGTGCCGATCCCGGTGTTGAGGTATGTCATACGCCCGTTCATGAGCACAGCTCCGCTTCCGCGAGGCTGAGCCGCGCGGCGAGGTCGGCCGCGGCCGTCTCGCTCCAGCACTCGATGTGCGGCCCGGGGCAGCAGTCGTACACGCCGTACGGGTCGACGACCGTGCCGAAACCGTCCCCCGAGCTGTGCTTGCTCACGTCGTCCTGCTGCTCGCACACCGGCGCGACGCCGGTCATGCTCTCGCTGTCCGTGAAGATCACCCGCCAGGCCGTCATGCCTTCACCCCCCGTAGCTCCCAGCGGCCGCCCTTGCGCGCGTACCGCACGTAGAGCGCCGGGTCCTCGGCCTTGAGCTTCTTGGTGTCGAGGGACCAGCTCTCGATGTAGGACAGCCGCAGCGCCTGCGGGAGGGCCTCGTGCGCGACCTCGATCTTCAGGGCGTTCGGGGCCTGGGCCTGCAGCTCGGCGCGGATGCCCGCCTTGACCAGGTCGAGGCGCTCGGCGAGCTCGTCGGCCTGCGGCTTGAGGTGGGCGTACGTGGCGAGGAGGTCTTCCAGGCGGCTGCCCGGCTCGACCTGGGCGCGGGCGAGCGGCGGGGTGGTGGTCATGCTGCTTCTCCCAGTTCATCGGCGGCGATCGAGCAGAGGACCGAGCACTCGAAGTCCGGCTCATCGGCATGCCGGCCGCGGTTCGGGTCAAGGTGGATCAGGGGCAGAGGCCTGCTGGGCTGGTCGGCTGCGGGCTTTTCGCGGAGGACGGTCGCGCCGATGCGCTGCTCGAGCTCAGCCATGCGGGCGAACACGCCAGGAAAGTCACGGCGGATCTTGTTCCAGTAGCCGATGCCACCCTTGACGCAGCCGATGCAGTTGTTGTTTCGGTAGCCGTGCCGGTACATCCACGGCAGGGCGATGCCGAGCGTGTCGAGGATGCCCAGGCAGTCGTCTTTGGTGAGTCCGCGCTCGATGAGCGGCGTGGACAGGTTGACCTCGACGTTCTGCTCGCGGAAGCGGTCTGCGCGTTGGACCTCGCGGGAGTCGGCGGTGAAGCCGAACACCTGGACGTCGTCGGGCTGCTGGAAGGCGAAGCGGATCTTCTTCTTCAGCTCGCCCGTGCAGCGCGCACCGGCGGGCCCGACGAGGTATCGCGTCTGCTCCCAGACCTGCCAGGTGTCCTGGTACCGGTCGGACCGCAGTTCGACGATCGGGTGGCCGAACCACCGCTCAACCTCGGCGCGGAAGCGGACGTTATCCGGGTGCTCGGCGCCGGTCTCGGTGCGCGCGATGATGACGTTGTCGTGCCCGTGTTCGGCCAAGGTGAGCTTGGCGGCGACCGCGCTAGCCGCGCCATCCGAGTACCAGACGATGATTCGGCTCATGGGGTGTACTCCAGCTCGGGCAGGTCGAACCCCTGCGGCCAGCCGGGCAGGATCGGGGTGACGTGCTCGGCGTTGCCGCACGCATCCACGCCGATCTCCAGGCCGTAGATCTCGACGACCTCGACGGCGGCGTGCGAGCCGGCAACCCAGACGGTGCCCGGGGCCCGCTGGTCGTCCAGCAGTTCACCGACGCGCGCGAGAATCTTTTCCGCCTTCTTGGCGGGCACCTTGAGCTCGGCCAGCAGCTCGCGCACCTCGTCGAGGGCCGTCACAACTTCACCGTCCGCAGCTTCTGCCGCGCCTCGGCCCGGCTGTGGACGCCGAGCCTGCGGTACAGCGCGGACGCCTGGGTCTTGACGGTGTTGTGGGAGAGGTGCACCTCTCGGGCGATCTCGGTGAGCCGCAGCGGGCCGCGCACGTACGGGATCAGGCGCCGCTCAGCGTCGGTGAACGTGGGCCCGGCGCCCTCCCGCTGCAGGGTGGCGATGTCGGCGAGCAGGTCGTCCAACGCGGCGCTGAGGGCCTCGGCCCTTGCGAGCAGTTCAAGGTGCAGGTCGGTCGTCGTCGTCATGCCGACACCAGCTCTCGTGGGATCACGACGGTCGGCGAGTCGTCGCCGGCGGCGTGCGAGGTCGGGTGCTCGTCGCGGACGACCGCCATGCCGGTCGCGGCCCAGCGCGCGGAACGGCGGGAGATCTCGCCCCGGCGCGTGCCCTGCGGGGTGGCGTGGTGGCGGACCTCGCCCGGCATCGCGCGCGGCGCACGGCGCGGCCTGTGGTGCTGGCCGAGCGGGCGCGCGGCCGCGGCGACGAGCAGCGCGAAGAGAACCGCGACCGGCACGGTGGCCAGGCGGATGAGCAGCGTGTGCGAGGCGATGAAGGCCATCAGCGGCCACCGCCCCGGCGCTGCGCCATCGCGCGTACGATCTCGCTGAACTGGACGTCGACGGCCTGCTGCTCGACCCACCGGGCGTACGACCGCCACCGGTTGCGCTGCTTGCGAACCTTGCCCAGCTTCCGGTCGTTGCGAAGTTTCTGCTTGCGCAGGGCGATCACGACGATCGTGGCGTAGGCGGCGAAGAGGGCGAGGCCGAAGACGGCGACCTGCCAGAGCGGGACCATCACCGGAGGACCCCCTTGTGCGCGAGGATCACGACGATCATGGCGGCGCTGGCCAGGGAGACCCAGAAGGCGAAGCGCAGGAAGCGGAGGAAGTCGCGCATCACGCCACCGCCGCTAGCGCGCGCAGGCTCGACAGGTCGTCGCCCAGCGGCTGAGGCACAGGCTCGACCGGCACGTAGGCCATCAGGAACACGGACAGGCCGTGCCACGAGTTGTATCCGTGCGCGCTGTGCTGCACGACGCCGACGCGGTGGGACTGCGGCGGGTCGATCTCGGCACCGAGCGCGGCAGCCCAGGCAGCCAGGGCGGCCGCGTCATCGAAGTGAAGGGTGACGATCTCGTTCTTGGCCTGCGCGTTGAAGTCGATGCTCTTTGGGTCCGGCAGACCTGCGTCGGCCATCAAGACGATGAGCGCGGCCCAGGCCTGGCGCCTGCCGATCGCGCTCACCAGGCCACCGCCGCCCACTGCTCGGCTGGGATGCGCGCGGTGGCGGGGTCGAACGCGTCGAGGTGCACGACGCCGCGGCCCCGCAGCGTCGTCACGACGCACGCCCAGCTGTTGCCGTGCGCGACGTGGCAGTCCGACTGGGTGCACTCCTCGCGCCTCTCGACCAGCAGCCAGGCGTCACCCGACGTGGTGTCGACCTTGAGGTACCAGCCGGCCTGAATGAGGCCGTGGCGCGTCGGAACGGGGTCGGTGAAGTGCTGCTCCAGGTCGTCGGCCGGGTGCGTCGTGTCGCGCTCGGCGTCGATGTCCGGTACGTTCTCCATCAGGGAGTTGCTCCTCCCGATCTGGAGGGCTTGTCGCGGTTGCGTCGCGGCCAGCCCTCGTTCTGTTTGGTGGGCTAGGCCTTGGCGGCGGACTCGCCGCGCTTGAGGAAGGCCACGTAGGCGTCCTCCGTGATCCGGACGCGCGGCCGCTTGCCGGTGCCGACGGGAACCGTCGCGATGAGGCGCTGCTCGACGAGCCGGTACGCGGAGCGGCGCGAGATGCGCAGGCGCTCGGCGAGCTCGGGGATCGACATGGCGGCGACCGCGGGGGGCCGGGCGTTCATGCCGTCACCGCCGCGCTGTCGCGGGTGAAGAGACGCTCGTACGCGAGGGGCCCGAAGGCCTTCACGCACGCGTCGATGAAGGCCACGCCGGGGCTGGCGGTGCCGGAGCGCACCTTGCTGATGGTCGACTGCGAGAGGCCGAGGCCCTCGGCGCGCTCCTTGTCCGTGGCCCAGCCCCGCTCGGTGGTCATGGCGTCGAACTCGTCGAGCCGGAGAGCAACGGTTGCGGGCATGAAAGTCACGGTAGCACTTGCTTGCGCGAAAGCAAGTGATGCCAAGATAGTCATGGACTCCGATGGCGCGGAGGCCCTACAGTTGCACGCAGGAAACCGCGAAGGGACGTTGCCGTGTCAACGCATCCACCTGACAACCGCCCCTGGCCTGGGTATCTACTTGCTCGCGTGCGAGTGACCGGGGGGCCTGAAATGTCTAGCCTGAGTTGCATGCCCGCAACTGGCTGGGACGTGGAGCAAGCCGCCCCGTTTACCGAGTACTTGCGTAGCCTCATGCGCGAGGCGGGCATCGCCGACTTCGCCGAGCTGTCGCGGCTCACCGGGGTCAACCAGACGCAGTTCTCGAACTGGACACGGGGCAAGAGCCGGCCGAGCCGGGAGAACCTCAAGAAGATCGCGCCCGCGCTCGGCCTGGCGCGGCCGCTCATGCTCTATCTGGCCGCCGGCCTCGACGAGCCGGGCGACCACGAGCTGGAGCGGGCGCCCGACTTCGCGGTGCTGCCCCGGCCGCTGCAGGAGCTCTACGAGCTGTACGGCAGGTTCGCAGCCCTCGGGCAGACCGACAAGGTGCTGTCGGCCATACAGCTCGTACTGCCCGGCCTGAAGGCTGAGCTGGCAGAGGTTGAGCGGATTCACGCGACTCGTACGAACGTACGACGACGTCGAACCGCTTGACCCAGTCGGGGGTCGCACACACAGTCCGTTCATGGTCACTCTCGGCCATCACGGAGATCGTTTGCTTGTATGCAAGTGGCAGGCGGGTTAACGATGGGGCACCTGGGATTAGCGAGGTGTCATCGACTAAGGCAGGAGCCGACGACGCCCTCCGAACATGGAGGTCACACATGACTGACGTCTACAAGCGCGTCATGCTCGGCAGCGCCGTCATCGGTGGCGCCACCGGCGCCGTCTACTTCACTGCCTCGACCGGGGCCTACCTCGACGGCGCCGGGCGCCTCGAGATCGCTCCACCGGTCAACATCTTCTCAATCATTATCATCACTTGCTGCGTCATCATCGCCGGCGGCGCTTGGCTCTTCCGCCGTGGCCACGCCGACGCCGCGGAGCGCCATCTCCGGCCTGTCGTGCGCGGCGAGGTCGAGCGCGCCCTTGCGGACTCCCTGCCGCTGGTCGTCGCCACCGTCGCGGAGGCCGTGGCGAAACGCGTGGAGCCCGCTCTGCACACGGTGGCCACCGGCGCCGCCAACCGCACCGCCGCGGTGCTGCGCGAGGCGGTCACCGCCGACATCACCGAGATCGTCAATGGCGTGTACCGGCGCGGCCAGGTCTCCGGCGCCATCATGCACTCGCAGGCGACCGGCAAACCGCCGCTGCGTCCGGTGCGGCAGTGGGTGAGCACCTCCGAAGGAGACTGACGTTGGCGTACATCCGCCAGCTACCGTCCGGGCTGTGGGCGGCGACCGTCCGCGTCCCGCCCACCCCGGAACGGCCGTCCGGCCGCATCACCGAGAGCTTCCGCCTCGAAAGCCAGGCCCGCGACTGGGCCGACGATGTACGCGCCGAGGTGCGCGCCGGCGACTGGATCGACCCGATCAAGGCGCAGGCCAAGATCGGCGAACTGTGGCCGCGCATCCGGGAGGCCCGGGAGTATCTCGAGCTGGCCAGCCGCAGGCGGGACGACTCGCTGTGGCGCAACCACGTCGGGCCGTACTGGGGCCCACATGAGGTTGGCAAGCTGCTGCGGCCCGCGGTGCAGACCTGGGTGAACGCCATGAAGAGCACCCACACCGACGCGTGCCCGCGGCGCGGTTGCCGCGGCCCGTGCGCGGTCGGCGCGCACACCATCCACGGCGCGGTGTCGCTGCTGTCCGGCATCGCGGTCTTCGCCGTCGACGAGGGGCGCATCCGCCGCAACCCCGTGCACGACCTGAAGCTACCGCCGCTGCCCCGGCACATCGACCGCGTGCTGGACGGCGACGAGGAGCGGCAGCTGCTCGAGCGGCTCGACGAGGAGTTTCCCCACCGGCCGGACGCGCGGCCGTTCGTCGAGCTGCTGCTGGAGACGGGCGCGCGGTGGGAGGAAGCCGCCGCGCTCATGCCGGAGGCCTTCGACCGCCGCGGCCGCTTCGAGGTCCGGGCGGTGGTGGAGTCCGACGGCACGGTCCGGCCGTACCCGAAGACGGTCGCGGGGTTCCGCACGTGCGCGGTCGGCCCGGACCTGTGGGCCCGGCTGCGCCCGCTCGTCCTCGCGACCGCGCCGGGCGATCCGGTCTTCCGGGCGCCCGGCCGCGCGCACCGGCCCGACTGCGAGGACCGGAGGAAGTGCTCCGGTTGCAAGGTGCCGTTCCTGCACTACATGAACTGGAGCCGGCGCGTGTGGAAGCGCGCCCTCACGGTGGGGGAGCGGCTGCCGCCGGCGCCGCGGCCGCCCGGCCGGCCCGGGCCGATGCCGCGGGCGGAGCGGCGGGCGGCGTACCTCGCCGACCCGCAGCCGACGCCGCACGACTGCCGGCACACCTTCGCGACCCGCCTGGCCGACGAGGGCGTACCCAAGCACGAGATCGGGGCGCTGCTCGGGCACGGCGAGGGCTCGCGCGCGACCAACCGGTACATCCACGCCGGCGACGGCCGGTTCGACCGCGCGCTGCAGGCGCTCGAGCGGGCCCGCCGGCGGGGTGCCTGACACACCAGTGACACACGGAGATCAACGACGAAGGCCCGGGATGATCTCCCGGGCCTTCGTTCTGGCTGGTCAAGCCGGTGGAGCCGCCTAACGGAATCGAACCGTTGACCTATTCATTACGAGTGAATCGCAGGCGTTCCGCTGACCTGCACATATGTGCCAATCGGCGACCTGGCCTGCGGACTTGCGCGCCAGAAAGTGCCAGAGTGTGCCACAGCGTGCCAAGATCATGACACACGGGCGACACACGGAGATCGACTACCGCATACCGCCAACACCGGTCGCGCGGCCGCCGGCCGCTGCCCCCACAATGGAAGGGCGCCCGGCCGTCGACGGCAGGTGCCGACAGCCGGGCGCGCCTATGGCCCCCCTCACGGCGCCCCCTAAGCCCGCGAGTGGACCTCACGTTAGCGGATCACGTCGCGGGCCCGCTGCCCTCAGCCGAACGTATGATCGAATCCGGCAAAGAACAGCCCCTATCTATATCGGCGGGCGGCCCGCAGGCGTTACACCCGTCACCCGGTGGGGGGACCTGCTCCGGTAGGAGGCTCGGCGACGTACACGCCGACGCCCGGAAGTGTCTCGGTGAGCCCCTCGCCCTTCAGGATCCGCATCGCGGACCCCACGACGATGTCGGATACCCCGAACTCCTCGCACAGCTGGGCGCGGCTGGGCAGCTTGGACCCCGGCGGGTAGGTCCCGTCCTGGATCCGCTCCCTGATCGAATCGGCAACTACCTCGTACGGGTATTTGGGCATGGCTACGCTCCCCGGTTGGCGCGCCAATTCGATCACGGTCTCACCTCCTACGTCCACCACTAGCCCCCTATAGCCACCTATAGTACCCTGCGTGTTGCGGAGCCCCCCGGTTGGCACTTGGAGGCTCCCAGCCACCGGAGCGGCTGTCAGGCCGCAGGGCCCGCGCTCCGGTGGCCTCTGCAGGACCGGCGCGGCGAGCACGGCAGGAGCCGACCCTCCGCAGCACAGGCATTCGAGCTTGCCGCGCCGACCAGAGCCGCTGGTGCGGTCGCTACCGGGCGGTGGCGGCCGTACCAGCATCCAACCCTGAGGGAGCGCCGTGGCTCGCATCGTGATGAACGCCGAGCAGCTCACGCGCAAGCTCGAGCTCGTCGACGGCCGCGCCGTGGTCGTCTTCCGCCAGGGTGACGACGAGGTCGTCATCGTTCCCCGTGAGCACGACGGATGGCTGTCGATCTGGGCGTTCAGCCCGGCCATGGACAACCTGGCGGGCCAGTTGAAGATGGTCGAGCTGAACGGCGACTTCCGGCCGGGCGACCTGCCGCCGCAGCCGCTCGAGAGCCCGCTCGGCGGCTGGGCGTCCGGCGCCTGCTGACCGGTCAGCCGTCGAGCTGGCCGCCGTTGGCCTTGCACCAGGCGCGCGCGGCCGCGAGGTTCTTCGCGTTGGTGTCGCTGTACACGCCCACGATCGCGTCGTACCGCGCCGTCGCCTCGTCGCCGAGGATGCAGCGGCGGTCCATGTTGTCCTGCTTGAGCAGGTCGTCGACGGTGCCCGGCACGACGGTGGCGCCCTGGCACGCGGTGAAGTTGTGGTCGGTGGCGCTCGTGACCCAGCGGTAGTACGTGGCCCCGCCACCGGTGACCTTGCACAGCTCAGCGCTCGGTGGGGCGGCCGGCGCCTGGGTGGTCGTTGCGGGCGGGGGCGCGGCCGGGCGACTGGTGGCCGGGGGTGGCACGGCGGCCGATGTCGCCGGCGCGGCGCTTGTTGCCACCAGTGCTGGGCTGGTGGTCGCAACGGGCGCCGGGGCGGCGGGATGGTCGGCCGTTTTGGTGGGCTGCGGGCCGACGATGAGGCCGAGCACGACCAGGCCGACGCAGAGCGCGAACAACGCGCCGGTCACGATCGCCACGATCTTCCAGACGCGAGCCGGCCGGCGGGGCGGGAGCGGCTGCGGGGTGACGACGGGCCACTGCGGGTACGGCTGTCCGGTCGGGTCGGTCATGACCCCGGAGTGTGACAGTCACGGACACGGATCGGTCTCGGATGATCGGCCAGGTCAGCTGTCAGCCTCGATGCCCGCGGCGCGACAGATGCGCCGGATCTGCTCTCGGGTGTAGCCGGACAGCTCGACGATGCGGGCCTGCGGCACCTGCGCGCGGACGGCGGCGAGGACCTCGGGGATGATCTCGTCGCGGTTCTCCGCGAGGTCGCTGTTGAGCTTGCGGCGGCGGCGGCCGAGGGTGGCGAGCCGTTCGGTGTCATAGCTGGTCACGCCTACATAGTGGCACACCTTGCGGCCTACCGCGAGGCCACGTTGTGACGCTTCGTGCTGCCCGATTTGCGGCTACGTAGCGCGCCTACATGCCCGAAAACCGTGCCAACTTTTCGCCGGCTCCGGCAATCCGGACATCTCGGCTCAGCCGTTCGGCCACTTCTGGGGCGCCGAACCTGCGGGTTCGGGCCTGTGTGGTGCAGGTCACAGATCAAGTGCGCTCACAGAGCGTAGCCCTGCCCCACTTTGTCCGGATTCCAGGCTGGCCGCGCCGCGCCGCCGGGGCCAGCCGCGACGCGTGACGGTATCTGTGCAGGTCAGCATGCCTGTCATGTGGCCACCTACGTGGCCATACTTGAGGGACAAGCCACCACGACCCAAGGAGCAGGACATGAGCACCTACGCCAACACCGCCGAGCGGGACGCCGCCATCGCCGCCATCAAGCAGCAGTGCCGCGACCTGGTCGCCGGCCTCGAGGACTACCTCCCCGGCCGCGTCACCGCCACGGCCATCTGGATGGACGGCGTGTGGGGCGACTACTGGTACGTGGAGCTCGACGGCCAGCCGGCTGGCGACCTCTACTACGACAGCTGCGGCCCCGTCCCCAAGGGCGACAAGCTCGGCCAGCTCATCCACCGCGCCGACCTCGCCGCCGAGCGCGAGACCTGGCGCGACGGCCGCTGCTACCGCTGCGGCACGCACGGCCCGGTCCGCACCACGAAGCTCCCGGTCGGCTGGCGCCCCACCTGCCCCACCTGCAGCGCCTGAGCCTCCCCGGTCGGGCCCCGCACGCCGGGGCCCGCGCCGAGGGCG